GGAAGTCCTATGAATCATACCTCGAGACCGACAGGTCAGTCGAAACCTTTGAATCAACCTTGGCTCAGCGATGGACTTCTGGTCCATACTTTGCACGAGTCGATTCAGAACCCGACTTTGGCAGCCCTCGACAGGAGGGCCCACGAAATGGGCCACCCACGAGGCTTCCTCGTTCTCGCTTTCGCGGGGACGGAGGAAGTTCAATGTGTCCCGACATGGAACTGGAGCACTTTAGAAGTGTCTCAAGACTCCTTTGGGGACATACTCTCAATGACGGAAAAGATACATTCTGTCCTGAGAGCCTACTGCCGAAGCACGGTCCTGGGGCCACCGCTGAGAGAATTTCTGGAAACAGAAAGTTCTCGCTTAGACGATGGCACCAACGGCTTGACCACTCTTTCCCTTCTGAGCTCTTTTGTATTCCGAATTTCGGGTACAATGAGTATCTTGAGGGAATAGAGTTTGTCGACCCGGAACATGAGGAACCTGTTAGGGTCATCTCTGTTCCTAAAACGCTGAAGTCACCCAGGATTATTGCAATCGAGCCTGTATGTATGCAATACACACAGCAGGCTGTTATGGAACCCCTGGTAAAGCTTCTTGAATCACGCCTTCTCACGAAGGGTCGTATCAACTTTGTTGATCAGACTGTGAATCAGAAGCTGGCCCTTAGCTCCTCGAAAGATGGTCGCTTTGCGACCCTCGATCTTAAAGATGCTTCGGACCGTGTCCCAGTCAGCTCGTATGGGAAATGCTAGCAGCGGTCCCTCACATTCGTGAGGCGATCTTTGCTTGCAGATCTTTAAGAGCTGACGTACCTGGACATGGTGTTCACACTTTGTCCAGATTCGCGTCTATGGGCTCTGCCCTGTGTTTTCCAGTTGAGGCTATGGTATTTTATACCATAATCCTCTCCGCAATAACACGGGTCAGTGGACACAGGCTTACCATCAAGAGCCTTTTAAGAGCATCTGATGGTGTGCACGTGTACGGTGACGATATCATTGTCCCGACCGATGCTGTTCCACTGCTTAAGGAGGTCCTAACGGAGACGGGATTCGTCCTGAATGACTCGAAGTCATTTTGGGACGGCCCATTCCGGGAATCTTGCGGCCACGACTACCTTCGCGGTATCTCTGTTCGACCAGCATTCGTCAAGGGCGAAACCTTTGACGACGGAGCCTACGGTCTCACGACCGCGGATTTGTTCCGTTTGCACAACGCGTA